TGTTGGTGGTTCTTTTGGCACCGCTATTGTAACAAGTGGTTCTGGTAGTTTCGTTGCTGAGTTTTCAATTCCAGAAACCGATGCTTTGCGTTTCCGGGTTGGTCGTCGTTCTTTGTTTATTACCGATACGACAACGACTACTATTGGTGCGACATTTGCGGAGGCCGTATATTCTGCAAATGGAATCTACAATAATTATCAAAAGACCCTGCTACAGACTCGATCAGTTACTACAACAAGAACCGCAGTTGGTGCTATTCCGGTAGTAGTTGCGGATGAATGGACATTTCCTTCTAGTGGGTCTGGTAGTCGCAATAATGGCGCTGGTGACGACCCATTGGCAGAATCGTTTTCGATTGATTCTTCTGTAGGAGCATTTATTACAGCTATCGACTTGTTTTTCGGAACTACTGCCACTGTAAACACTTCTCCGGTCACTGTTCATATTCGTACTGTCGATAATGGTTACCCAACATCTACCAGTATTGCGAAGGCAACTTTGCAGGCATCTAGTATCAACCAATCCGAAAATGGTTCGGTTGCAACAAAGTTTGCTTTTAGTACACCCGTATTTCTAGAAGGAAATAAGGAATATGCATTCGTTGTTAAGACAGATTCAGAAGTTTTGACACTGTGGACTGCTACTCTCGGTGCTAAGGCATATCAGCCTACTGATACGACAGACGCAACTGGACAGTATATCACTAAGCAGACCTACCTAGGTAGTATGTTCCGGTCGCAGAATGATAGAACTTGGACTGCCGAACAATCCTCAGATATTAAGTTTACACTATACCGCGCAGATTTCGTGTCGAGTGGCGTTGTGACCCTATCGAATGTCGTACCATCATGGGACGTTGGTAGTCCATACAAAGAATCATTACACAACCCATTGTCGTTTGTAAGTGGTTCTACTACAGTAACGGTCAAGCATCATAATCATGGATTCGGTTCTTCCGATTCCGTGACATTGACTGGAATGACTTCTGGCACAATCGCCGGGATTCCGTTTGGTGAAGTGTTTGGTGTTGCTAAGTTGGTAACTCGCATCGACACCGACTCATACACCATTCAGACCACAACTGCTGCTACTTCTACTATCACAACTGGTGGCGATATTACTGCAACGGCATCCGTAATGTTTGGTGAGGCAATGCTAAGTGCCAATGATGTTATTCCTGCCGGAACCGCATTGCGCTATGGTATTTCCACAAAGGTAAAAGGTGGTACACAACAGGCATCTGTAAACGCCCTCAATAAGTCTGTGACAAAGTTTAACTCCGTGCGCCACACAAATGCTTCTGGTGATGGTTTGCTAAATGTCTCCGCAACCCTATCTACGTCAAATTCATATGTGTCTCCAGTGATTGACTTGTATGGTACTGGTGTGGTTTGTATTGCTAATCGCGTAAACGGCACTTCGGTTCCATCCGTGGCGACCTATGTGCAAAAGCCTATTACCTTGAAGAATGCTGCAAGTGAGTTCATTACCTATATGGATGTGAACCGACCCGCCGGAGCAATCGTTGATGTGTATTACCGAGTATCTCAGGATAACGTGGCAACTTCACCTTGGGTTATAGCCGCTGCATCTGGTTCTCAAGGGTATGCCTCTAGCGATAGCGAATTCATCGAGTATAAATTCGTACCATCTGCACCAACAGGAGACTTTTTCGTTATTCAAATCAAGATTGAAATGAAATCCGACAATATGGCAACTGTCCCTCGGTGTAAAGCCCTACGAACTATTACTCTAAAATCATGATAAAGGTAAAAGACAATCTATCGTTTTCTAGAACAGAAGGCGGTAGTATTGTAAATAATGATGTAAGTTCTTACGAATCGTTTGTGGCTCAAAGAAACGAAACGAAAAGATTATCAGAAAAGGTGGCATCTTTGGAAAGTAAACTAGATGCCATTTTAGAACTACTAGGAAAACAAAATGGCACAAATTGATAATACGGTACTGACCGACACGTTCTCTAAATTCGTAGCTGACCATAATGCAGTAAAGAATCGACTAGGGCTTGGAGTAAATAATGGTGAAACTACATCATTGGGAACCCTTGCTCTTTTTAACAGAACCTTAAATACATCTGTAACAATTGATGCTAATACTGGTGCGATTGGTGCAGATACAGTTGTACCATTGGGTGTCACTCTAACCGTTGATGGTACGTTAGTTATTCTTTAAGGACATAGAAAATGGCACAAATTTACCCAAAAGCAAAGTCTGAATTTTTGAAAGCAGCGTTGAATCTCACTTCTGCTACCGTCAGCGCGGTTTTGCTAAAGAACACTTACACATACTCCGCCGCACATACAAGTGTGTCTGGTAGCATTGGAGCGACATTTCAAGCAAGTACGCCGGTGACTCTATCTGGAGTTTCTGTTACTGCCGATGGAGTATTCGACGCAGCCGACCCAACATTCTTGGCGGTTGCTTCTGGTTCTACCGTAAATGCCATGCTAATCTATTCTGGTGATATTCCAATCGCCTACTTAGATTCTGGTGTCGGTGTACCATTTGCAACCTCTGGTGCAGACGTTACTATCACATTCTCAAACGGCGCAGACAAGATTTTCCGCCTATAACCATTCCATTATCCTTTGTGGAATTTTATGGGGCTTCGGCCCCTTTTTTGTTGGCTTAAATAATCACAACAAAAGGATTACTACGTGACCGTCAATTCATATTTTACCGACCATGACGTATCGCCCATCGAAGATCAGGCGCTAGTCGAAGATTTGATTATAGAATCAATCCAGATCAAAGGTCGTGACCACAAGTACCTACCAAGGACTTTGACAAACTTTGATAGCTTTCTTGGGGAGGATTCTATCAGTGCATTCAATGGGGTTGCAACTATTGAGATGTACTTGGAAAACGTGAATGCTTGGCAGGACGATGGTTCATTTATGTCCAAGTTTGGCCTAGAGATTCGGGACAGTGCATCACTTGTGTGCTCCATCAAACGGTTTGCCGAAGAAGTCACCACAATGTACCCCTCAGTCATTCGACCTATGGAAGGTGACATTATTGCATTCCCATCACCAATTGATGCAAGGATGCGCTTGTTTGAAATTAGCTATGTAAACCCAGAGCACGTCTTCTACCAAATTGGCAAGAACCATACATACCAGATCAAAGTCAAGAACTTCGAGTTCAATGGCGAATCGTTTACTACTGGTGATACCACAATTGATGCATACGACACTAATAACGCCATTGTGACCGATATAACGGTTAATGCTGGGGTAGGTGCCTATGTCATTGGAGAACAGGTTGGGCAGCTTTCTGGATGGTCTGGTGAGGTCGTATCGTTTGTAGGTAATGAATTGTCTGTGATGAAAGTTCGCGGAGAGTTTAACCATACAGACCCAATTATGGGGAATACATCAGGAACTGTCCGAACCGTGTCGATTGACCCCGGCCCCCATGTAGATGGACTTGATGTTAGTCCTGTAAATAATGATGCCATGCTAAATGACCAAGCAAATATTAACCACAGGGTTTTGGATGGTCTAATCAATTTCTCTGAGAATAACCCATTCTCGGAATAGGATAACTAATGCCAACGATAGCAATTGACAGCATAATTAACACATCTATCGTTAGCTCGGTTAGCACTCGCACGACTTCTTATATTGGTTCGGCAACTAATGCATCTGTAGTAAGTCCTTTTGGTGCGACCATAGTTGCAAGATTTGGTTCAGCAACTAATACATCTTTGTTGAATGCTGTTACTGTATCTAGGCACGAAACCTATTCATTAGATTCTATTACTAATACAAGTAGCCTAGGAGATATTCGTAGGCTTGGTGTAATCGGATTTGATAGCATTAGGAATGCTAGTTCATTTGGTCAGTTCTTGGCATCACATAACAATGCAATCGACTTTGTATCAATCATCAATTCATCTTCGGTAGGTAGCATTCAAGCATATTTGCCGAAGGTTGTTGTAGACACATTTAATCCAATTGTTAGGCCGGTAAAGACCATTTCTACACAAACGACCGGTCTAAGAAAATTTAAGTTTCGTGATATTGCTATAAAAGGTGGTTCTCACCCACTTACAGGAGATTTGTTAACCGTAAGTGATTCTTCCGCAGTAGGCCAGTCTATCCGCAACATTATATTGACAAACCAGACTGAAAGATTTTTCGATCATATTGAATTTGGTGTTGGAATCGAATCTTATCTATTCGACTTGTATGATGATGATTTGGGTAGTAGATTGCATGACCATATTCTGTCACAAGTTGCCTACTATGAACCAAGAGCAATCATTATTGATGTTGTAATGCACCCAATATCACACCTTAATGAGTTAGGGATTGATATTACATACAAAATAAAGACAACCGACTATATTGATGTTGTCTCAATCACACTGGAGCGCCGATAATGGATACTTTG